TCTAATGTACTGCTGTGCATATCTAGGGTGTATCCCACTAGCAGAATCCACCAGCTGACTAACAGTACCGCTAGGCTTAACGGCGGTGATAGCAGTAGAAGTATTAATAGATAGTCGGTCAGCCCACGATTTATTCGTAGCGATAGCTTCTTCACGTAACTCAGTAAGCCATGTCTTGAGTACACCTTTGTCTCTCCTTCCCGACAACGTCGGATGATCCATGATGCCCGTCAAGCTAACACCAAGTAATGCTTCTTCTTCAGTGTTGTTCTTCCACACTTTACGTAGGTAACGAAAGTCTGTCAGGGTAGCCTGTAAAGTTCCAAGGATAGTCGCAGTACGTACTTTTCGTTTAAGGTCTGACAAACTATCGGACGCCCTGACAACAACCTCTGACAAATTACAGAATTGATTAGGTCGGAGGATGATTTCGCTACATGGATTAGTTCCAAAGTCATAGGTAGCATCTCGTCGCTCGTTCTTTGCAGCTTGTTTTTGACTTGCAATCCTAGAGAACATTCCTCGTTCACCGGATCTGGACTCGTATAAACTTTTCCATTCATCTAAAAATGCCTCAAAGTCTGGCTTCTCTGTGTAACACGCTGAGTTGTTCGCTAGTCCTCGTTGTGGATTGTCTTGCCACCATTGGCCTGACTTACACCGTCGTAGTCTATCGTCAGTGAGGTTACTGAGACTGATGAGAGCACTTCGCCTAACTCCGCCGACGACAACGATTTGTGCAATCTTACAGCAGATATCGTGACACTCGATTGAGGAAAGCTTACGTCCAGCAGACGCCCTAAAGACCTCTGTGGTAAATTTAAAGAGGTCAACAAGAGGCTCCGCACCAGACGCTCTACCTCCGAAGGTTTTAAGGGTTGCCCCTGCAGGTCGTACTCCAGATACGTCCCACTTTGGAAGCTGACCTGAATACAACAGGCTAATAAGTTCTCTGTAGGCTTTAGCCCATCCAATTTTGCTGTCAGCGACGTGTATAATGGTATCCGTGTCATGAAAATCCTCTGCTACTTCCGGCAACTTAGAAATGTACTGTCGTTCAACACTAAAGCCGACACCTGTGCCGCACATAAGTACGTACATCATTTCGTCAAAAGCTTTAGGGTGGTCAATAGGTAAATAAGAGCAGTTAAAACCTGCTACATTGTCACGGTCCAGTGCTTCACCAGCAGTCATCAAAGCTCTCATGCTGGGCATCACGTCTAGGTTGTGAATATCAGAAAAAATACCGTTAGCTTCCTCAAGAGTAAGCCTACCTTTCTCAATCCAGAAGTTAAGGTAACGGTCGATGGTTTCTTCCCAGGTTTCACGCCGTTGTTCTTCAGGCAAGTACCTTGCGTACCTGCTTTTGTGTATGTACTGTTGGTATGCGTCCATTAATTTATTTCCTTTATCAGTCGTTCAATGTACCAGCGACACTTACGTAAGTCCTCTACTGGCTTTCCTTTGTAGTCGTAACGCCACAAGTACTTCAATGCGTTACCCTTTAAGTAGCCTCTGAACTCGTGTTCAGGCATGGACGCCTTGATTGCTTCTATCGCTTCGACAGCACCTTTGTTGTAGTGATCTGGCTTGTTTACAGGGTCTACAGGTTTCCTGATAGACAAGTTGTTTAATGCTGTTAATGCGTCCCATTCTTCAGGACTAGCTTGGTCAATACTCATAAATCTCTTCCTCTTTAAATTCCTCTTCAAAGAAGTCAAACCTGTTGATTAGTTTGTCTTCAAACCTGTCAAGCAACTGTTCAGAAGTAATCTCTAACGCTTCCAATAAGTCGTCAGGATCATACAGCTTCAGAAGCTTTTCCTTCATCTCCCCCAAAGTTAGTGACATAGTCAATTAACTCCTGCAACGTGTTCAACGTGTACCATAGTATTCCCTCTTTGTCGCACCACTGTGACATTGTCATCTTGGCACCTTTTCTTATTTTTTTGTTGGGCTGCATAAGCACAAACACTAGTTGTTGTCCTGTAGGCAAGCTGTCTCTGATACTGGTGTACTTCTTGGTGTCTCCGTCTCTGAAGTACCCTTTGCATTCAACAAGGGTACCAGAAGCATTGTGAACAAAGTCAGGACGATAAGAACGCTCAATAATGTATGGAACTGTGAACGGCTCATAGTCAAAACCCTTAAGTATCTTGCTGACATCTTCTTCAAACGTGCTTCTAAATGCTGATTTCTTGGACCTTCGGCTCATTAAACACCTCTACTAAATAGCGTGGTCCTGACGAATAAGCAAAGGCTCTTACGTTAGGCCAACAGTTTTTCTTATAGGAACAGTAGGAACAGCCAGTGTCCAACTTCATGTTACCGCTTTTGCCGTCTTCCTTTGGCTGGTAGCAGTGTTCTGGTGGCTCAGGTTGTTCCACCATTGCTTTGATGTGGTCAATACGTTCACCAATGTCATAACCGATCTTCTCATGAACAGGCGCTTGAGTGTCCTCATCATCATACATAAGGTACGACAAGTGACCATTCTGCTTGTCCATGGCTAACCATCCGTACTTAGTTTGGCCTTCTGCTCTTGCATATCCCTTAATTTGAGAAACGTACCCAAACGGGTCATCAAAAGCGAGATTTCCGTCTTTGAATTTTCTAAACCCAAAAGTGGACACGCTCTTAACATCAGTGACAACACCGTCAATTTTGCAGTCCATAGAGCCACTAATACCGTTAACTTCACACTTTTTCTGTTCATCCGTCACCTCGTGACCTGCTGCTCGTGTGAGGAATAGCAACATCTCCTCAATCAAATGCCCGTACAGGAACTTAACGTACGTGTGACCCTGCATGTCGTCCATCTTTTCTACGTCATTCCAGACGTTCCAAAGGAAGCGGTCACTGCGTCCTATGTTGGACATGCGTAACTTCCTTGAGTCGTCACGCTTCTGTGTAAATTCGTTGCGCATGAGACGCTTAACGCCTTCACCAAAGGCTTCAATGCACTCTTCAATGTCTACGCCTTCAGGTACTTCCTTAGTCTCTACCAGGTCATAAATGTCTTTTATTAGTGTGTAGATGTTTTTCATGGTTTAGCCTTAGTGGGTTTCTGCCCACGTAGTTCCGATTTGGTACTCTCCGTCAAGCGGACATCTGAGTTTAAAGTGTACGCCTGACGCCTTGAGACATTCGACCGCAAGCCAACCGAATTTCTCTGCTTGTTCTTTAGCCACTTCCGATTGTACTTCATCATGTATGTTACCTATAAACTTGTAGTCAATATCCCACTGTTTTGCATAGTCGTCAAGGATAACCAAAGCCTTTTTCATGACTATAGCACCAGCAGCCTGTAGCAGTGTGTTTAGTGCAGCATGTTCAGATCGAATCCTGAGATGTCTACCGTCAAGTCCTCTGAGATAGCCTCGTTGAGCTGCTCTAGTAGTGTGTTCTCGTAAACTTTCAAGAGCAGGTGTATTTCGTAGGAATCTTTGTTTAAGTTGTGCGCCAGTTCTTGCGCTTCCTCCAACGATAGATCCGATTTTGGCATCGCCTGCTCCATAGAGGAAAGCGTAGATGAAAGTCTTTGCTTGAGGTCTTGTTTCAAGCCCAGCAGCCATTTGGTTTCTTGTATGAATGTCTTCGGTGAGTAGGACATTAGTAAATTCCTCATCGTTCATGTAGTGAGCTAACATACGTAGTTCAAGACCACTAGCGTCAAAACCTACGAGCTTCTTACCGTCAGGGACTGTCCAACAGGAGCGACACTCTTTACCGTAAGGACTATGGCCAGCTGGAACCTGAGCCATATTAGGATTCTGGTGAGTCATGCGACCAGTAACAGCACCATTGCTAATGACTCTTCCGTGTACTCTACCGTCCTCTTGGACAGCTTCCAGCCACGAGAGTACCTGCGCGTGGCGCTTCTGAAGCAACAGATATTCCAGAACTTTTGCCGCTTCAGGGACATGATCGTTCTGCTTAAGCGTCTTTTCGTCAACAACGGGCTTTCCGCTTGGCGTGAGTTCCGTCCACACCGCACCTTTTGTTTGAAGTCTCTCTGCCACTTGTTGCCGTGAACCGACATTGAAAACCGTAACCTTATCTTTAAGGCGCTTCTTGGTCTTTTCAGAATACCTCTCTTCGACAATGGGTGGAAACATCTCTTGTAGTTCATACTGTATGTCATTCATGCCTTCCTTGAAGGTAGCGCAGAGGTTGTTAGCTAAGTCCTGGTCAAGAAGCCAGCCGTTGTTCTCCTGCTGCTGCACGATCCATTGAACCTTATGTTCAAGGTCTAGACACTCCTTGTTTTCCCATTTGTCCATACCACTGACTAACTTCTGGTGTACTGCTTCAGTGACTGCTACGTCCTGTATGCAGTAGTCAATCATCTCTTGTGACAGACAAGAAAAGTCAGAATGGTCACCTTTGGGAAAGCCCAACTCGTTCCCCCAATTCCTCAAAGAGTGACCACCTGACTTGCTTGGTTCAAAAAGACGTGAAAGTACCAAAGTATCGACTATACGCTCAGAGGCCACAGAAACGTCCCAGAGCCCAGAGACGATTTAGGACAGGCAGGTCGTACCCTATCAGATTGTGTCCAACGACGCTCACAGAGCCTCTCAGAGCCTCACAGAGGCTGTCTGGAGTGGTATGCACAGTATTAACACCATTTTCCCTGGTTACTACGCACCAAATGGTTGTTGGGTCTAAACCGTCAGCTTCAAGATCCAAATAAATCATACTGCAGTTCTTCAGGCTCCACGTAGTCAGTTTCTAAGTAGTCTTTCTCTTCCGTTGTCTTTTTTCTATGGCAATTAGCACAAAGAACTTGGCAATTCTCTAGCTCCTTAATTATAGCGTTCCAACCATAATGATGCATTCTAGCCATCTTAGCTTTTTTCTTTGTTCTGTCAATGTGGTCCAGTTCTAATGCTTGAGGTATTTCGTTATAACCACATTTTTCACAGCCTTTCTCCATCTTATAGTCTTGAATGAATTTTTTCTTTTCATTTTTATGCATTCGTTTATAAGGCATTAAAAGTCCTCGTTTGTATTAGGATTTGCGACTTCCTGTAACCTCCCTGTTTGTTTGTCGTACTGTAGCCAACAAGCGGGTCCAGTTTCACCTGTGTACCTATTCTTGAGGACACGAACAGTAGTAGTGTTTCTTACGTCTTCGTTTTCGTTCTGCTGGTCACGTTCCATACCAATGACAATGTCTGACAACTGTGCGATAGCTTGTGAACCACGTAGTTCACCTAAGCTGATCTGTGCTCCGTCCTCGTGTGCCTTGCCTTGTGACCTGCGTAAGTGTGACACGAGGAATAGGCAGATGCCTGTTTCAGCTACGAGTGTGCGTAGGCGTGTCATGATCTCGTCAATGGCTTTTCTCTCGTCTCCTGACTCTTGGGAACTGACGACGATGGACAAGTGATCCAGTACGACGTACCGGCAGTCAAGTGCTTTTGCCATGTAGCGAACACGGGCGAGCAAGTTATCTGCTGAAGTTGACCCCCAATGGTCAAATAAGTAGTAACGTCCTGTTCCCAATGTGGCTTCCCAGAATGGCCGAAGCTCGTCCACTGGCGTGTCCTCTTCCAAGTGTAAGGGTCTGTTTGCTGCCACCGACATGATACCAAGCGATGTTCTGGCCAAATCTTCCTCAAGCGCCAAGACTCCAATATTGCCTTCGCATCGGCGTAGTAAATCATATTCGATTTCTCTGATAAATTGGGACTTTCCCATACCACTGCCGCTAGTGATCGTGACCAACTCATAAGGCCGATGTCCTCTTGTTAACTCATTGAGGCCGTTCCAAGGATAAGGTATGGACTTCACCTGGCGCTTTTGTACCAGTGTGTCCCATGTGTCAGTTCCTGCAACAATGCCGTCAGGACGGTAAACCTTTGCATTCCACCATGCTTGCGTAAAGTCCTTAACACGGTTCGCCATGAGCATGTCACTGGCGTCCTTCAACGGTAACTTTACTATTTTTAACTTGTTGGGGCTAAAGAGATCTTTGACTTGTTCCAGAGCAGCGTCACCGGCCTTGTCATTGTCAAAGCAGAGTACCACTTGGTCGTACCCTTCGAGCCACTCTAGCTGTTCCTTGATCTCCTTGGCTGCAGAGGACGCACCTGCACGTAGTGACACCACGTCGTACTGCTTGTTGAACATCTCGTACACAGCTAAGGCGTCAAGTTCACCTTCCGTGATTGTTATGAACTTGTTAGTACTGCACTGTTGTTGTCCGAAGAACCCAGCATTCTTTGGGTCTCCGTTACTAAAAAAGTTTTTGGTTTTGACTTCTCTGACTTTGGCTGCACATACTTCACCTGTGTTTACGTCATAGTAAGGGTAGTAGTGTTTGACTATTTCACCTGTAGTGCCGTACTCAATGGTAACGCCAAAGCGCATACAGGTTTCTTTGGATATTCTTCTGTTAGGTATAGCCGCCACTGTACCAAACATCTGTAGTGGCTTAGCTTTTGCAATGGGTATAACTTCGGACATGTCACCTGTTCCACCTGTATGGTAATCACAAACGGCACTAAAGCAATGCGTAGAACCGTCGTCGTAAATAGCAAGGGCGTCCGAAGAATTACACTTGGGACACCCTTCATGTCTCACAAAGTTAGCCATGTTAGAAGTCTGCGAGTTCTCCTAGTTCCAACTCTGCTTCTTCTAAAACTTTTACTGCTTCCAGGTAAGTAGACACACCGTGTACAGGATGTGGCTGACCTAGCTTGTACTTCAGGCGAACCTTAGAGTTATAAGGTACTTCACCTCTGTAAGGATTACCTTCAGCGTCAAATGTCCGTACGTCGTACTTTGACTTAAACTTACGCTGCTTAGCACCTTGGTAGTCCTTAATCTTTACACCTAGCGCCGCTAATTCACTGGCGTCGTCCTCTGACACAGTGATAGTCATAGAGAATTGGCCGGTGTCCTGACCGTTGTACACGTCATGCTCAGTTAGGTTGCTAAAGTTACAAATGCCTTCGATTGTTGCCATTGGAATAATCTCCGTTTCTACTTGGGTTGCGACTAGATCCTCTCTAGCCATACTAATATTATACCACATCATTTAGTCAAAAGCCAACACAAAGTTGCCTTCTGTTGGCATACTAGGATCGTTCACAAGGTACGTAAAGTAGGAAATTCTAGCTGCATTGATTACTTGCTCGTCTTCTTCTCCAGAACTGAAAGTCACTTGTTGGTCAAGATAACACTCAGGCATACGCTGTAAAACTTCCAATAGTTGTTTGTAAGTCATGTTAATCGTCCTCTGGTGTTGGAAATGGATCACTAACTTTGTCCAGGAATACTTCAAAGTCGGACCTACTGATTTTCACAGTGTCGCTAGGAGCTTCTCTAGCGTCCATCTCAAGCTTAAAAACAAAAGGTATACCACCATAAGGGTCACGCCTCATTATCTCGTTAGCGATCTCTCTGGCCTCAATGAAGCCTAGTCGATAAATGGAGTAGTCACCTCCGGTCACTTCGTACACACTAAACTCGTCTCTAATCATACTTAAGTTATCTCCTGTTGTACTACTGAAGTACTAATGTTGTTTACTACTTTTGTTTACTACTTTTGTTTACTACTTTTGTTTACTACTAATGTTTAACTACTTCTGTTTACTTCTAAGGTACTACATAGGTACTACTTTAGTAGAGGGTATCATAGTCCTCATCATTTGTCAAGAATAAATCCTCAGTAATAGTACCAATGCTGTCTACATTAGTATCTATAGAAGAAAATAAGCAGTTGTTGCATAGATCAATAAAGTTCCCTTGGTTGTCTTTCTTTAACAATTCTTTTTCTTCCAATATTCGATCACATGCTTTACATCTCATATGTTTTTCCAGTCGTCTCCGTAGATGTCCAACATGTTGCGCTCTAGGTCGCTCCTGTCCATCTCTTTCAGCCTTTGTTTCACCTGAAGTCTAAACATTTCAACTTCATAGTCCTCAATCATAGCCATCATGTAATCCATTTCTGCAGCACTAAAGTAGTCTGTAGGATCTGGTGGCAGCATATGTTCAACCATTGTTAATTCTCCCTGTTAAGTATCTCCAGTGTTTAATTGCGTCGGCTAACTGTTGCATTCTCTCTAGTTGCCTCTGGTGTTCCTGGTTTAGTTCCTCAGTGGTTAGCAGTAAATTAGTTACTGTCGTGTCCATAGCGTCAAAGTCCGGCTCCTCTTCAGGATCTCTCTCGTAGTCCCGATAGATGCCTTTGCCTTCCACCATGTTGTCATAGTCGTCCTGCCAGATGTCCACTAGTTCTCTCGCCATCTTTAGTTCTCCTTAGCTCCTACGTATCTCCTGAGCTTACCTGATCGTTTTAACTTCTTCAATGCTGTGCATTCCGTTTGTTGAACTTCTGAACGTGTCATGTTTAACGCTTTGGCTACTTCTTCCTGTGACATAAAGTAGTCCTTTACGTGGCTTCTGTTCTTCAAAAGTACCTCCAGTAATATTTACTTATTTCACACCTAAACCATGCAACGGACAACACGTAGGTATATCTTAAGTTGTTATGGCTTGGTATGTACAATAGTTGTAGCATAGGTTTAGACGAAAAGTAAAAGTTAAATTTCATAAGTTACCCCCATTGATTAGCCATAGCTTCCGCTACGCCTTCAAAGGTAGTGCTTCTAATCTTCCATCTGTCAGCACTAGGTGGTAAGTAATGAATTCTCTGTTGTTGGTTCTTTGGAAGTTTGTCCATTACTTCTTTTACGTTGTCAGTCTCAGTTAATGGCGGTAAGTTGTGCAACCAAAGGCCGGTTTTCTTTGACTCAGGATGTCCAAACATCCAAGGCTGAACATACTGCGTAGGCTTAAAAGGTAAGACACCAACAGGATTTTCCATACAGACAAACTTAGCGTTTGCCTTTGCAGTCTCCCAAAGCTCTCTAGTCCACTCTATGGCCTTCAGTCTCTCGTTATGTTTTGGCATGCCTTGACCGTACCAAGCGTTACCAGAGACAGCTAAAGCTGTGCATGGCGGGTGCATTATGATAATGTCCCATTGTTCTCGTTTCATTACTCCGATGCAGTCCTCTTGATAATGCTTTGATGAGTTATCATCTGCAGGTAATAGATCACATGACCACGCATCATGCCCTAAAGCTGCAAAGGCTTCTCTTACTCTCCCTGAATATTCACAAGCGACTAAGACTCTCATTTCCTGGTTGCTCCTTTGGGTTTCCTGGTTCGCATCTCGTATGCCTTAAGTACCATTGACGTGATGCCAAAGCCCACCAAAAGGATCACAACGTCCCACCATGGTTGCCACTGTTCAAACATGATCTAGCGCTCCCATAGACTGTGCAAACTCTTTACGTGTATTGAAGTCCTCCAAAGCGTCTCCAGCGTCACTGTAGATCAACATGTTGCCCACGTAGTCACCATCTTGTCTCCAGACTATGTGAGCATTGTTTATGCCTGAGTAGCCGCAGAATACTTTAGTTTTACCTTGGTTCATGTCAAAGCTTGTAAAGCAGTCAATAGTGTCCTTCATGATACTAGCTCCTCTAGTTGTGACTGCGGCACTTCCTGAGCTTCAGCACCGTTTAGCCACTGGTTAATGTGTTTGGTAGTGGTAACGCTAAACTTCTGGTTTGTGCGTATGTAGCCTCTGTTTGGTAGCCATGCTGCCACTGGTGTCTCATAGCTGAACAACACGTCCATCTTGCCAGTATGAAGGTCGAAGGTGACTTGTGTCTTGTTGCTGCCTAGTTGCTTAAGTTTCATTGGTTAGCCCTCTAATTCAATTAGTTTATCTACCAGTTTTTGATCTAGTGTCTGATACTGAATGACTGTAAACAAGCCATTGTTGTAAATCCTTTCAAAACTTTTGTCTAGCCTTTTAAGTTCCTTCAGTGTTTTAGCTTTGTTTAGTTTGTACAACGCCGCTTGATAAGTTGTCATTGTGTTTATTCCTCGTTTACGTTGGCTGTTATTTCGTCAAAGTTAACCGATAACATCCAGTCGGTAACGATGTCACCTAATAGTGAGCCTTGTCCAGTGTGCTCGTGTAGCAGTTCCTCAAGGAATGACTCTAGCCGTTCCGGTGTTACTGCTTCCCGATCTTCTCTAAACATCTCAAAGATGCCGTCGTTGTCAAGCCATAGGTTAGCCTGCCATGTCTCTCTGTTTGTCCATCCGTTGTATGTTGTAGTCATGTTGTGTTGCTCCGTCTTTGTTGCTGTTGACTTCATTAGGCCGCATTTGATGACCCGTGTCAACTGTAAATATTTCACATGTTTGGACTATTGACAACACCAGGTGAATCATATAGTCGCGTACGTGCGTGATATAAAGGTAGCTCCAAAGGGTCCAACATAAGCTCACACACTTGTCAACCCATGCAAACACCATGCCAAGTTTCCCGTGTTGGTCTTATGGTGCACCTCGTGCAAGAACCATGCCAACTCCAGTGGCTAACACGAGTTGCAACCCATGTCAACTGTGTAAATTACCACTTGACTTCTTCGGTTTCCTGGTGTAAATTCAAGGGGGGAGCCCGTGTTGCCGCTGTATAACTATAGTTGTAGCCACCTAAGCACAAAATAAGCCAAAATTAGAAAAAATAACGGTAATTACTACTCATGTAACCTATTGTTTTCACTAGTAAAACTACTACTTTGTAAAATAACTAAAAAATAACTTGACTTTTGTGTAAACTTGTGTTATACTATAGTTGTAATTAGGGATAATTTTAATCATGACTCAAGAAATAAAAAAAAGAGGTCGTGGTAGACCCCGAAAGTCAGAAGTAGCTGCTGTTAAGCCAGGTAACAAAGGCAAAGTAGGCCGACCAAAGGGTGACGCAGCGATAATCAATGAATACAAAGCACGTATGTTGGCGTCACCTAAGTCACGACTGGTGTTGGAGACTATTTTTGATGCTGCTTTGGACAACGACCATAAGAATCAGGCTGCAGCTTGGAAGTTAATTATGGACCGTATGTTGCCTGTAGGTGCTTTTGAAAAAGACGTAGTAAAGGACACTGGTAGAAACGCTATTCAGATCAACATTAGTGGCGTTGGTACTGCTGAGGTCTCAACACCTGACATTATTGAAGGAGAAGTAGAAGATGTCTCTTAAGTACTTCACACGAGAAGAGTTTGACTGTCAGGTTACAGGCACCAACAACATGGAACGAGAGTTTTTAGAAAAGTTAGACGAGTTACGTGAGGCATGTGGTTTTCCTTTTGAAGTCACGAGTGGCTATAGGCATCCAACCAAGCATCCTATAGAGGCTAAGAAAGACGTACCTGGTACTCACGCACAAGGCATCGCGGCAGACATAAAAATAACAAATGCCGCTGATCGCCTTACGATTGTAACCAAAGCCATTGAGCTTAAGTTTACTGGCATTGGTATTGACAAGGGTTTTGTACACGTAGACACACGCGGTACATCACCTGTTATGTGGACTTACTAATGCTTCATACAAAACACATTACGTTATCAGACGCTACTGAGCAGACACTGTTCACTATACCATCCGGTTACACGATACATATTGTGTATATCTTTATTGCTAACCACGGTGGCAGTACAAATCAAATAAGTCTTTGGTGGGAGACAGGCGGTGTAGACCAAATGTACTTCTTTGACGGCACTAGCATTGGTGCAGGCAACAAAGAAATCATAGGCGGTCAAAACGACAACGGTATTTTTGTACTACATAACGGAGACACTGTAAAAACTCAAGCGTCTTCGTCAACAGGGCAAATGGAAGTAGCAGTTACCTTTCAGTTACTAGAAAGACCAGCAGCGTTTAGTAATTTTAATGGATCTTAATATAGAACTACTGCCTTGGCAACAGGAAGTCTGGGCAGATGAAACAAGATTTAAAATAGTAGCTGCTGGGCGACGTACAGGTAAGTCTAGGTTAGCAGCATGGATGTTAATAGTTAATGCACTACAGGCGGACAGAGGCCATGTATTTTACGTCGCACCTACTCAAGGACAAGCCAGAGACATCATGTGGCAAACCCTGCTTGAACTGGGGCATCCTGTTATTAGCGGTAGTCACATTAATAATCTTCAAATTAAGCTTGTCAACGGTGCTACCATTAGCCTAAAAGGTGCTGATAGACCAGAGACAATGCGAGGTGTCAGCCTCAAGTTCCTAGTGATGGACGAGTACGCAGACATGAAACCTGACGTATTTGAACAAATCTTGAGACCTGCTTTGGCTGACCAAAAGGGCTGTGCGATGTTCATAGGGACACCTATGGGTCGCAACCATTTTTATGAGTTGTACAAATATGCGGAGTTAGACGATGATCCGACGTACAAAGCTTGGCACTTTACTTCTTATGACAATCCATTATTGGATGCGGACGAAATTGATGTTGCTAAACGCTCTATGTCGTCTTATGCGTTTCGTCAGGAATTTATGGCGTCGTTTGAAGCGCGTGGGTCAGAAATGTTTAAGGAAGACTGGGTACGCTTTAGTGAGGATAAGCCGGAAATAGGAGATTACTACATTGCCGTTGACTTGGCAGGTTTTGAAGAAGTCAATAAAAAACGAACAAAGAATTCTAAACTTGACGAAACTGCCATTGCCGTCGTTAAAGTTAGTGAGCATGGTTGGTTTGTTGACAATATCATATATGGACGATGGAGTCTTGACGAAACGGCTACCAAAATCTTTCAGGCCGTTAGAGATTATCGTCCCATATCGGTTGGAATCGAAAGAGGTATTGCTAAGCAAGCTGTAATGTCTCCTTTAGTGGACTTACAAAAGAAGTACGGTACGTTTTTTAGAGTAGAAGAACTGACACACGGTAATAAAAAGAAAACAGACAGAGTTATGTGGGCGTTACAAGGTAGGTTTGAAAACGGCTACATTACGTTAAATAAAGGTGAATGGAACGCTAGATTTCTTGACCAGCTGTTTCAGTTCCCTGATCCATTAACTCACGATGACTTGGTTGACGCTTTAGCTTACATCGACCAGCTGGCTAATGTGGCGTACGACTATACGTACGAGATTGAAGACCACGAAATCTTAGACGTAGTAGCAGGATACTAATATGAGTGAACTATACGAACAAGACCCACTGATGATCCAAGAGTCTCTTGAGGACTGGGTCATGACTAAATGCGAAGACTGGAGAGACCACTACGAAAGCAACTATGAAAGTAAATTTGAAGAATATTATCGACTCTGGCGTGGTCAATGGGATCCTGCTGACAGCCAGCGTGGGTCTGAGCGTTCCCGTATTATTTCTCCTGCACTTCAGCAAGCAGTTGAGTCTAATGTAGCAGAACTAGAAGAAGCCACCTTCGGACGTGGTAAGTGGTTTGACGTTAGTGACAACCTTGGTGACACCCAAAGACAAGACGTGCAGTTCCTACGTAACAAGCTTACGGAAGACTTTGAAAACTGCATGGTACGTAAGGCTGTCGCAGAGTGTCTAATTAACTCAGCAGTCTTTGGTACAGGCATTGGTGAGATTGTTATTGAAGAAATGAAGGAAATGGTTCCTGCTACTGAGCCTATTATGGAAGGACAGTTGCAGGCAGTTGGTGTCAACATTACTGACCGTGTAGTTGTTAAGCTTAAGCCAGTAATGCCTCAGAACTTCCTGATTGATCCAGTAGCAACCAATGTTGAAGACGCTATGGGTGTAGCTATTGATGAGTTTGTTAGTAAACACCAAGTGGAACTTCTACAGGAACAAGGCGTGTACCGTGACGTGTACGTAGGTTCCGCTGCTCCCGATACTGATTTGGAACCTGACCAAGACTTAACTATTTACAACGACGACAAGGTACGTTTAACTAAGTACTACGGTTTAGTGCCACGAGAGCTTCTAGATTCCGCTGTAAGCGACGAAGACGAAGAAGTGGTAGGAGAGGTAGACGCTGAGTCACGTTACGTAGAGGCCGTTGTAGTGGTTGCTAACGGCGGTATACTTTTGAAGGCAGAGGCTAACCCTTACATGATGTCTGATCGTCCTGTAGTAGCTTTTCCTTGGGACGTAGTACCAGGTCGCTTTTGGGGTCGTGGTGTTTGTGAAAAAGGTTACAACAGTCAGAAAGCCTTGGACACAGAACTACGCGCACGTATTGACGCACTAAGCCTTACTATTCACCCGATGATGGCTATAGACGCTACTCGTTTACCACGCGGTGCAAAACCAGAAGTACGTCCTGGTAAAATGATTCTGACTAACGGAGATCCGCGTGAAGTACTCCAGCCATTCAACTTTGGTCAAGTTAATCAAATCACTTTTGCTCAAGCCGGAGCATTGCAGCAAATGGTACAGCAGGCAACAGGAGCCGTTGACTCAGCAGGAATTGCAGGTCAGGTTAATGGCGAGGCTACTGCCGCTGGTATTAGTATGTCTCTTGGCGCTATTATTAAGCGTCATAAGCGCACACTAATTAACTTCCAGCAGTCTTTCCTAATTCCATTTGTTAAGAAAGCTGCACATCGGTACATGCAGTTTGACCCAGAAAACTACCCTGTTGCTGACTACAAGTTTAATGCAAGCAGTACATTAGGAATTATTGCTCGTGAATACGAAGTTACTCAGCTTGTACAGTTGTTGCAGACTATGGGTCAGGACTCACCATTGTACAGTACACTAATACAGTCAGTTATTGACAACATGAACTTGTCTAACCGTGAAGAGCTTATTGCAGCTATGCAGCAAGCAATGCAGCCTAATCCTCAAGCACAACAGATGCAAATGGAGGCTCAGCAAGCGCAGATGGCATTCCAGCAGTCACAAACTGCAGCACTATCTGCTCAGGCTCAAGAGTCACAGGCTAGAGCCGCTAAGTTGGCTGCAGAAGCTCAAGCAGTACCTCAAGAGCTTGAAATTGACAAGATTAACGCTATTACCCGTAACCTGCGTGAAGGTGACCAAGAGGACAAAGAGTTTGAACGTCGTCTAAAAGTTGCTGAAACGCTTATCAAAGAAAAAGCAATAGACCAAAAAGGACAATCTAATGCTAATAACGCAACGCGAAATGCAAATCCTCCTAGACCAGATCAACAACAACTTCAAAGGCCAGTTCGACCGACTGGACCTACTGGAGCGCCAAATAGAGGAGTTGAGTAATGCCCTCAAAGAAAGACCCAAGACTAGCACGAGCGGGCGTAAGCGGGTACAACAAACCAAAGAGAACAACTAGCACGAGCGGGCGTAAGCGGGTTCAACAAACCAAAGAGAACACCTAATCACCCTACTAAGAAGTTTGTAGTAGTAGCCAAACAAGGCGATAAGACTAAGACCATACGTTTTGGTGACGCTAAGATGACTATCAAAAAAGACCAGCCAGCGCGACGTAAGTCGTTCAGAGCGCGTCACAAGTGTGACACAAACCCGCCCAGTAAACTAACAGCTAGATACTGGTCATGTAAAAAATGGTAATACTATGGCTAAAGGTGTAAAACATTATAAGCGTGACGGCACTGAATATACAGGCGGTACGCACAAGATGCCTGATGGGTCGTTACACTCAGGTAAAACTCACGGAAAGACATCTGTAAAACTTTTCCATTTTGAAGACCTGTCTAAGACAGCAAAGGAGAAAGCTATGCCTGGTTACGGAATGAAAACAACAAAGCCTAAAAAGAAAGTTGCTTTACCAAAACGCGGTCAACGAACAGCAACTAACAGAAAGAAAAAGAAGTAACGGCTATGCCAAAAGCAAAAACTAAAAAGGCAAACGACGCTTGTGCGCGTAAGGTCAAGTCCAGATATAAAGTCTGGCCTTCCGCGTACGCTTCTGGTGCTGTAGCCAAATGCCGTAAGGTAGGTGCTAAAAACTGGGGTAACAAAAGTGGCCGTAAGAAAAAGTAAAGAGGGTGCAGCCCTTAAGAAATGGTTTAAAGAAGACTGGGTGGACGTTAAAACGGGTAAGCCTTGTGGTCGTAAGTCAGCTACCAAGAGTAAACGTCCTTACCCTTCTTGTCGACCTAAAGCTGTTGCAGCTAAGATGACCAAAGCTGAGAAGGCTTCTTCTGCGCGACGAAAAACCGGACCTGCTAAAATAAAACACGCAGTTACAGCTTCAGGGAGACGTAGAAAAAAGTGAGTTATGAAACTAAAGTAAAGCAAGCTTTAGATATATGTTTAAACAAAAACTACTTCAAGGGGAACGACAAAGAAACAGCCATAGTAATGTACTCAGGTGGTATGGACAGTGTGTCATTACTATGGAACCTTTTGGAACACACAGAACAAGACATACACGTACACTCAATACATATTGATAACTCTGAAGGCCGTGTCAAAGCAGAAGCAAAAGCCATAGAGAACACGATCAACTACATGAGGAAGAACCAAAGACCCTTTGAGTTTTCTTCCTCAGTGTACTCTTGGAAAGCTAAGTATCCAGGTGGTAAAGACATGGTGCTTGCACTATTCCAAGCTATGAGGGTTGCTTCTGGTTTAGGTAAAACATTTAACATTGTTTATACAGGTGACTACAACATCTTTAGGGACGAAGGTGCTGAAGCACAAGGTGTGTTAAACGCACTATGCACTACACGTCGTGTTAAGCCTATTTGGTTAGCACCTTTTGAACACATGACGTACAACTCTGTAGAACGTAGCAAAGGTATCTACTTAAGTATGCCTGAAGAGCTACGTGAGATGTACTGGTCCTGTAGACATCCTACAGATGCTCTTGATGGTTTTATTGTGTGTGGTGACTGCCATGCTTGTGATCGTCAAAAAGCAATGCAAGAAAGTCTAAAAAAGACTTGACAAATGAATAAAAATATGCTATACTATTACTATAGTTAAACATTAGAGGAAACTATGACTCCCGAGCTTGAAACTTATTTTAATAATTATAACGAACTCTTCAACCACGAAGGTTTCAAACAACTCGTACAAGAACTCTCTACTAATGCTACTCAGCTTGCTGATATTCAAACAGTAAAAGACATAGAAGATTTACATTATCGTAAAGGACAAGTAGCTGCCTTTGCAACTATTATAAATTTACAAAACACTATTACTGCCAGCTTGCTGATATTCAAACAGTAAAAGACATAGAAGATTTACATTATCGTAAAGGACAAGTAGCTGCCTTTGCGACTATTATAAATTTACAAAACACTATTACTGCTGCTAGAGAGCAAGCAGAAGCAGAAGACGAAGAACCTTTAGATGTTTAAAGTCTATGACTTCCGTTGCACTAACGGACATGTCTTTGAAGAATTCGTACAGCCTGACGTCACAACTAGTAGGTGTGGTTGTGGCGCTAATGCTAAGCGATTAGTGTCTGCCCCATCTTTCCACCTTGACGGTGCTTCTGGAGACTTTCCAGGTCAGCACATGAAATGGGTTAGGGAACATGAAAAAGCCGGACGCAATAAAAAGAAGGACGCCTAACGGCTAACCCTTTTACATTTATCTCCATAACCATAATAAAAGGCGGAGTAGTTTAATATGTCAAGAGCGACAATTATAGACGAGCGTATTGAAGACGACTCTACAACAACTGATCTTGAAGCTACATCATTTGATGAGCCAACTCAAGAAAAACCTAAACTGAAAGCCAAACCTCAAGAAGAAGATTTACCAGATAAGTACCAAGGTAAGTCAGTACAAGAAATTGTACAGATGCACCAAGAAGCTGAAAAGATGCTTGGTCGTCAGTCTTCCGAAGTTGGTGAGTTACGTAAGGTCGTAGACGACTTCATCCATACACAACTCGAAGAAAAGAAACAAACACCTGTTCAACAGCCCGTTGACGATGATGACGACATTGATTTCTTTACTGATCCTAAATCAGCCGTTAGTAAAGCTATTGAGAATCATCCTAAAATTAGAGAAGCACAACAGTACACTGAGCAGTACAAGAAGCAAACCGCACTTGCACAACTACAGTCAGAACATCCTGACATGCAAGAGATACTAGGTGACGCTAAATTTGCTGAGTGGATCAAAGCTTCTAAATATAGGACTCAGATGTTTGTAGCAGCAGACCAGGAATATGACTATGACGCTGCTAACGAGTTGTTTAGTCTTTGGAAAGAGCGTAACCAAATGGTTAAGCAGACAGCCAGTGTAGAACGAACAGCACGTAAACAATCTCTCAAAGCTGCAACTACCGGTACTGCTAGAGGAACAGCAGAGCGATCTCGTAAGAAGACTTATCGTCGGGCTGACATAATTAAACTCATGCGAACCGACCCTGAACGATATCAGTCTATGTCAGACGAGATATTCAAAGCATACGCAGAGGGTCGAGTTAAGTAGCCTAATTATCAAGGAGATTTATCATGGCTGGCGAAACCTCTGGAACTTATTTTACAGCTAATGCTGTAGTTGACAAAACTGCTGCTGGTACTTTTATCCCAGAAATCTGGAGTGACGAAGTAATTGCAGCATACCAAAAGAACCTCAAGTTGGCACCTCTTGTCAAGCGCATTCAAATGGCTGGCAAGAAAGGCGATGTAATTCACATTCCTAAGCCTACTCGTGGTTCAGCGTCTGCAAAAGCAGAAGCAACTGCGGTAACAATCCAAGCAAACCTTGAGTCAGAGTTGACTGTCACTGTTGACCGTCACTTCGAGTACTCACGTCTGATCGAAGACATCGTAGAAGTACAGGCTCTTAACAGCCTCCGTCAGTTCTACACTGAAGACGCTGGCTACCAGCTTGCTCTTAAGGTAGACACTGACTTGCACTCTGCAGGTACAGGCTTTGGTAACGGTGGTGCAATCGTGTACTCTGGTTCAGTAGCTCCTACTGACTACCAGCACACTGGTTGTTTCTTCAATGACGGTGGTACAACTACTCAGTACACTGACGACACTCTTGTTGCTGGTGATGATTTTACTGATGCGTTCTTCCGTGACATGATTCAGAAGATGGACGACAACGACGTTCCTATGGAAGACCGTTGCCTTATCATTCCACCTGCAACTCGTAATGCCATTATGGGCATTGACCGTTACGTGTCTTCTGACTTCGTAAGTGGTCAGTCAGTTAACAGTGGCCTTATCGGTAACCTGTACGGTGTAGACATCTACGTGTCTTCTAACTGTGCAACTATCGAAGCTGCTGGTGATAACACTGCAGGAACCGTTGATACACGTGCTGCTCTTCTCTTCCACAAAGACGCAATTGTCATGGCAGAGCAAATGGCCGTACGTTCACAGACTCAGTACAAGCAGGAATACCTCTCGACTCTGTACACAGCTGACACGCTGTACGGTGTCCAGGTATACCGTCCTGAAGCTGGTTTCGTTCTCGCAGTACCTTCTGCATAAGAACGACAAGAGGGGTCAGCAATGGCCCCTTTTTCCTTTCCCTCCGTTTTCTGCAATAGGACTTTCCGATGTCGAACTACACTAAGACTACAGACTTTGGGGCTAAAGACTCATTACCGACAGGCGACTCTGGTAAGATCATTCGCGGAACTGAGTTTGAAACAGAGTTTGACGCGATCTCTACTGCTATCGCAACCAAAGCAGATATTGCAGGTCCGACCTTTACAGGCACGTTGACCTACGAAACTATTTCCGACGGGACTATTAGCATTACTGCATTCGTTGATGAAGACGATATGTCGTCCAACAGTGCTAACCTGGTTCCTACACAGCAGTCCGTAAAAGCTTACGTTGACGCTGTAACCACAGAACTCCAAGCTCAAGATCTAGACTTCCAAGCTGACACTGGTGGTGCGTTAAACATTGACCTAGACACTGAGACTATGACGTTTACTGGCGGCACTGGTATTGATACGTCTGGCTCAGGTAATGCTGTTACCTTTGCTATTGACTCTACCGTTGCAACGCTAACAGGGACTCAGACACTTACCAATAAGACTCTCACGTCTCCTGACGTAAACACTCCAGACATCGACGGCGGTACTATCGACGGTACTGTCATTGGTGGCACTACTCCTGCCGCTGTCTCTGCTACTACTGTTTCTGCTACAGGCAACATTACTGTAAACGGTACTGTAGACGGACGTGACGTTGCTACTGATGGCTCTAAGCTAGACGGTATTGAAGCTGGTGCTACTGCTGACCAAACAGCCGCAGAGATTCGTACACTGGTTGAAGCCGCTACAGACTCTAACGTCTTTACTGATGCAGATCACAGTAAGCTTGATGGGATAGAAGCAGGTGCTACAGGTGACCAAACCAATGCTGAGATCAGAGCCGCAGTAGAAGCCGCTACAGACTCCAATGTATTTACCGATGCTGACCACAGCAAACTTGACGGTATCGAAGCTTTAGCAGACGTAACGGACACAACTAATGTTACTGCTGCTGGCGCATTGATGGACTCAGAGTTGACTAACATTACTGCTGTCAAGGCTTTGAACCAAGGTGTTGCTACTACTGACACTCCAACCTTTGCAGGTCTTGCGACTTCTGCCAATGTGACCTTTGGCGACAACGACAAGGCTATCTTTGGTGCTAGCTCTGATCTACAGATTTATCATGATTCGAACAATAGTTATATCAAGGATGCTGGAACAGGCTATTTAATTCTTGGCGGTCAAGACACTGGAGTTGCCGTACAAAACGGTTCAGGGCAAAACTTAATTTTAACTGGTGCAAATGCTGTTACTTTGTCGTATGGAAGCGCCTCTAAGCTAGCCACAACCTCCACAGGCATTGACGTCACTGGTTCAGTAGTTGCTGACAGTTATGATATCGGTGCTTTAGGTACTTTAGGTAGCGTAGCGACAGATAGGTTGTTTATTGCTACTGCTGACGGTCTTGGACTGCAGTTTGATTTTGATAACAGTAGAATCGTACCAGTAGGCGCAGATGGCTCAACATACAATAACAACGTTAGTTTAGGCGCATCTGGCTTAGAATTTAAAAACCTATTTTTGTCTGGCACAGTGACCGCTGGTGGTTTGACTGTTGATGGTGCAAGCGGAGAGTTGTTTTTTTCTGCAACTGGCTCAGGCTCATACGGACAACCAGCGGCGTTTTCAACTGCATCTAACGGCGACAAGCTAAAACTTTACGATGACGACTCTTCATACGAAGGAACCATAGGCGTAGGTAACGCGTCTAATATGTGGTTTAAGTCATACAATAGCACCGGAAGTGCAGGAAAAATTGAGTTTTATACTGGAAGCAATAAAGCCGCTGTTATAGAGGCAAACAACGACATCAGCTTCTACGAAGACACGGGTACGACTCCGAAGTTCTTCTGGGATAGTTCTGCGGAGTCGTTGGGTATTGGTACGAGCAGTCCATCTAGTTTCAATCAGGTAGGCGCTGACACGTTAGTTGTAGGCTCTGGTTCAGGCGAGCAGGGAATCACTATTTACAGCGGCACAGCCAACAATGGTGTACTTGCGTTTGCTGACGGCACTACTACTACACAGCAATATCAAGGTTACATTGGGTATAACCATTCAAGTAACTTTATGCGCTTCTTTACTAGCGCCACAGAAGCCATGCGTATCGATGCTTCTGGGAATGTTGGTATCGGCACTAGCAGTCCACTTTACCGTTTACATACTCAAATGCCTTCAGATGGGTCAGCAGGAGCCGCTTTTAGGTATATTGGTGGAACTAATAACCCTGGTCTATTTTTATCTGTTAATGAAAGCACAAGAGATGTTGTACTTAATGCAAGCGGGTCAACATCAGCCAATCTTGTTTTTAGCACTACTGATGAACGCATGCGTATCGACTCTAGTGGGAATGTTGGTATCGGCACTAGCAATCCCGACACACGTCTTCAAGTACAAACAACCCATACCTCTACAGACGTAACTGCCGCTAATTCAAACAGTACGTTAAATCTTGGAAATGCTGGTTCAGGGAATAGTGTTTATAACGCGATTAAGTTCTCTGGCAATCAGCAAGATATGTACATCATGTCGTTTAACAACACCGCTCAAGCAAATAGAAGGATGGGTTTCTTTTTAGGTTCTGTAGCTGGCGATGCAACTACTGATGAAAGGCTGTCTATTACGGGAAGCGGTAACGTTGGTATTGGTACTAGCAGTCCAAATGACAAGGTAGATATATCAGGCTCTACTGGAGACGGTTACAGGCTTACAGACGGAACACATACAGGCGTTTATCGTTCTATTAGTGGCGGCACAATCCTTAAAACAACGTCTAATCATGCTTTGCTGTTCGGTACTAACGATACAGAACGCATGCGTATCGACTCTAGTGGCAACTTGCTGGTTGGTACTACTGACACAGACACACAGAATAACAATGCAGGCTCTACGGCAGATAACGGTTTTGTTTACAACAGAGGCTCAGGCGGTTATTTAAATGTAGCTAGATATGGCGGAACGGTTGCTTATTTTAATAGAACAAGCACAGACGGAGCCATTGTAGACTTCCGCAAAGACGGCTCCACAGTCGGTAGTATTAGTGTTGGTACAAGTGATTTATTAATAGGAAAAGCTGACACACAAGATTGTTTCCTGCGTTTTGGAACTGGCGGGTCAGCCATTACTCTTTGTGATAGTGATGGCTTAAATTCCAACGACGGTCTAGTTGATTTAGGTCAAAGTAATTACCGCTTCAAAGACCTCTACCTGTCAGGCGGTATTCATGCAAACAACGCATTTCAAAGATGGAAAGTTGTTGATAACAACGGTGGGTCTGGGATTTTTTCAACTATAACAAATGGTGAGCCACAAACTGGTTTTCTTTATGCTTATGAGACAGGCACAACAAAATATATAATTGCGGCTCTATTTAAACAAGATGAAAGCTCAGTTGTTATAACTACGCAAATTGCAAATAACGGGTTAACTGTAAACGCAACAAATTCTGGCGGGACAATAGCATTAGCAGGCGCTACAACCACTTCAAATGTTCGTATGCAAGCAGTAACTATAAAGAGGTCTTAATAATGGCTATAGAATTATTTCCAATGGAAAGTGTTAATGAATTAGCTCGCACTAATCGTCAATCAGAGTATCAAAAAATAACTGACCCTATGTTTATGCAGGTACAAAGAGGCGAACTTACAATGGAAGAATGGCAAGCGGCTATCAATAACATAAAAACAAAATTTCCTTATGTTACAGAAGATTTAGAGCTTGATATTCCAGATGCACCAACTCAAGAATTTATAGTTGAAGCGTCAGAACCGTAAATTATTTAAATTAGGAGAAAACTAATGGCTACATGGACTATAGCTAACCTTGAGCGTAACGTGGCAGACGGCGGTGTAACCGTTGCACACTGGCGTGTTACTGAAGAAGAAACTGTTGGTGAAGACACATTCACTGCTTCTGCATACGGCACTGTAGGCTTCACACCCGATGCTTCTGCTGACGGCTTTGTTGCTTACGACAGCCTGACAGAAGAAGTTGTCATGGGCTGGGTTTGGGAATCAGTAAACCAAGAAGAGACTGAGGCGGCGCTAACAGCTAACATCGCAGGACAAAAGAACCCTGTGTCTGCTGATGGTATGCCTTGGTAATCGCTATGTGGACTTATAGCTGCAAAGCAGGGGCATATACAGAAAGCACTTTAGTTAGACTCGTGTGGCTTATTTTTACACATAGGCTTCATCACTTGTTTGCTGAAGGACGTTTTGTAGATTAATGTTGACAAAGCGAAGCAGTAATGCCTGAGATTGATGACGACACCAAGGTATCTATACCGCTAAGGAACTTAGTTGCTCTTGGTGCTGGCATCGTTATGGCTACTACTGCTTACGTAACTCTTGACACTCGTATTACTACGGTTGAACACAGCCAAGAAATACAAAACATGAACATACAGGAAAACTCTGCGTTTGTTCGTGAATGGCCTTTAGGCTTACGTGGTGCGTTACCGGACGACCTAATACAGAACGCTAAGATTATGGCTCTGGAAGAACGCAACGTAGAGATACACGAGTTACGCAGGCAGCTTAACAAGATAGAAGTAGAAATTGGTAAATTAGAAGCTCAGGTAACTGTTGAGCAGAATAATAAGGAATAGTCATGGCAGGCAGCTTAACAAGATAGAAGTAGAAATTGGTAAATTAGAAGCTCAGGTAACTGTTGAGCAGAATAATAAGGAATAGTCATGTCAGACCTAGAGCAAGCGATATCGCGTTTAGAGTCACACGAGCGTGAGTGCAGTATCCGTTATCAAATGATCCAGATGCAACTGGACGCACATAACCAACGCTTTGACAAACTAGAGAAGATGATGACAGGTGGCTTTGCGTCTATTGCTGTTATCGTTACTGTGGCTATTGCTATCTTGGAGTTTGCTAGATGATTGAGTCGCTCATAGGGCCTGTTACAGGGCTTCTAGACAAGTTTGTAGAGGACAAGGACCAGAAGGCTAAGCTGGCCCATGAAGTCGCTACAATGGCTCAGAGACACGCTCAGGAGCTTGCTAAGGCACAGCTAGAGGTTAACAAAGTAGAAGCAGCACACAAGTCCTTGTTTGTCTCTGGTTGGAGACCTGCAGTAGGCTGGTGTTGTGTCTTGGGTATGATGGGTAACTTTATGGTTATACCGTTTACTAACTTTGTACTAGCTCTGTTGGCTGTTGAAGTCACTATACCACTCATTGACCTAGAGACTATGATGCCTGTACTAATGGGTATGCTTGGTCTTGGCGCTATGCGCTCTTATGAAAAAACCAAGGGCGTATCAAGGGAAAAGTAAATGGCGTATTATGTAGGTACACAACAGTTTCCTAGTATCTATGATGCCGTTAGGTACTTAGCAGCTAATCCTCAACTAGGAGCTACTATTACGTCTCAGCCTGTACAAAGCAAGCCTGCACCTCCGACAAAATCAGGGATGCTTACTGGTACAACCAGTGACCCAACAAAGAGACAACCTGGTGAAACTGGACCGTTTGATCCAAGTGGCGGACCTGTAGGCGGAGCAACAGAAGAAACAGGGACTGACACTCCTGCTCCTGCACCAGCACCTGTACCAGAACCAGAACCTGAGCCTGAGCCTGAAGGTGTAACTACCTTTACATTCTTTAGAGGTGTCGAAACAGGTGATGCTAACCCCAATGCACTGTATGCAAGAGGTGACGCTACTCAAGTAACTGAAGCTGAACTACGTGAGTACTTCAATGACGAAGGCTCTAGAATGCTTCAGCAAGCCTTCGGTGACTTTGATAACTATCTTGCTTACATGACTGAGCGAGAAGAGTTGATTCAAGCTGGTGACTACGATGTAGGTAACTGGGACGAATACACTGGTTCACTAACTGAAGATGAGTTAATGATTCTTGAAGGCGAGGATCTTACTCAGTACACAGATGATGACCAAGACGTTTATACGGAAGCCTATGGTCAGCGAATGCAAGAGCAGTCTTCTGCTTATGATCGTTGGGTTAACTCTGAAGAAAACCAAGCGTTACTAGCTAAGTACGGTGTAGGTTCTACAATCTACAATAGTGACGGCGACAAGTACGAATGGAACGGCTCTGCTTATGTAAAAACTTACAAAGTAGACGACCATATGAGTCCTGGTGATTACCTAAAGTTAGGTATTCAGATAGCTGCTGGTGCTGCTCTTGGTGGTGCAGGAGTCGGTTCTACTGTCTCTTCAGCACTGGGCTTAAGTGGTACAACAGCTGCTGCTGTTTCTGCTGCTGTTAATTCAGTTCTTTCACAAGCAACAACCAGTATTTTAAGAGGCGAAGGTGTAGACATAAGTCTCGAAAGCATT